AAAATCGTACGCTCTATTAAATGTCTCTCAGTGCCGTCGGCACCATCGCGTTTAGCTCGATCGTCCTTTCGTGGGTCCTGAAGAATGAAAAGAAGTGCGAATGTGGCCAGGATTGGCGTCGCGACTATATCAAATACTTTAACATCGTCGTGATTGTACTCGCGGTGATGCAACTGACGGCCCGCTCGTTCTTTCGGCAGCAGATTCTGGGCGCTCTGAACAAGCCCCTATTCATGAAGGGTCTGTTGGGTTTCGCAACCGTGTACGGTTTGGCTGCACTGGTCAACGTGGGTTCGATCCTGACGTATATCCCGGACCTCAAGAAGAAGGGCTGCGACTGTGCGATCGAGGATGACTGGCGCGACAACTTCATCTTCTGGTACATGATCATCGGGCTGGTCCTCGCATCCACCATGGTCCTTATGCGCGTGGGTGCAAAGTAAATTGCTAGACCATAGTATGCCGCGCAGAAGGGGTTTCGAAGACAAGAAGCAGAGGATACAAGAGGTGTGCGAAGAGCTCGAGTGTGAACCATGTGACGCGAGTCTACGTGAAATCAACAAACTTGAACAAAAACTTCGTCGTTCGGAAAGGCTAAAAGAAAAGGTGGTTTTGACTCCACACGTCTTCCAATAAACGTACGCCCCGTCATCTTGAAAAACACGATGAAGGCTACCATTCTCTCCCTCACGCCTTACAACTGGTCAGGTTTGATTCCGACTCCGAATGCAATGGAGGCTGATGCGATCAGTGCTCAGATTGCGAGCCAGCCGCGAACCACGGTTGGTCTCATGGAACGGCCTTTGAGCGTATACGCGAACCATCGTGGATCGCTTCTCTGGCTCGAGAATGGCGCGTCCATCTACCGCATGAATCCCCCCGAGTGGTGTAACGGCTATGCATCTGGCCCGAATGGCCCGGAGGAGTGCCTCGTGGCTCAAGATGGAGAGTGGTTTTCGGCAAAGGTGGAGTTTGAGGCCTAAAAAGGACTTGCGCAGTGTGTGTAATGAGCAAGTGTGAACTGTTACTCGATTCTTTGTCGCGTTTCTTTGACGTCCCGGAGCACCGCGAGCAGCTTATAGATATCCTCGGTCACCGCAACGGCATTTCGCTGCGTAACCTCGAGTGGTTTGTGACCAACTATTCCAAGAACCAACACGTCACGTACATGACACCGGCTGGACGCCAGTTTACTGTGCACGTCGCGTACAAGTCGAGCCTGGATGGCTATTCAAAGAAGTTGTTCGATCCGTTTTGTCGTACGGAGCGGATCGAGTTTCACGGTATGAAGACGACGGTCGCCCAGCTCAACTTCATCCGTTGGTGCATCACCAACGGCATCATCGAGTACATGACTACGAAAGAAGTGTTGCGTAGCCGCCAGACACTTCGAGCGTCACATACCCGTAATAGTACAGATGCAAAAGGTATTGACTCGCAATTTGAGGGGTGTATGTGTCCAGGAACTTGATGTCGAGATGGGTCGTCTGCGAATTGAGCGTCTTGAAATCGAGCGCACCCTCTTGCGTGTACTCGGCTGGTGATTTGCCGAAGCAGTACATGTACAGGTTTTTCGACGGGACGGTGAGCCCGTGATCGAGCGGCTGTTTGTACGAATAGTACAACCCGCCGGGGAAGTTGGACAGGACGTTCTGGTTGTTGAGATACAGTGTCGCGTACTCGATCGTGTCGATGTAACGCGCCGACGCCCCGTTAAAGAAGGTGACGGGTGTCGCCGCCTGAATGTACTTTGTCGTGTAGCCGTAGGCGTATCGCGAGTCGTAAAAGTTGTTGGCTTGCGTCTCGTACAACTGGTTCCGGACGAACCAGACCATCATCGTCACTGGGTAGTTGGCAGTCAGGTTGACCCGCGTCAGACCATTCTGATACGGCTGAACCGCCTCGGACCAGACGCGCGGCACCTTGAACTGGAGCTTTGTGTTTTGGTAGTAGATTCGTTCCTCGTTCGAAAGAACAATCTCCTCGACGAGCAGTCGGGGTGCACTGATATCGATCGGGGCGCCGTTCACGTCACTCGGTGCATTTGTGATCCAGGCGGTCGTGTTGAACGTGATCCGGACCGAGATGACCGAGCGTGTCACGGCGCACATGGGGAAGAATGGTTTCTCGAGACGCTCCTTCACCTCGTCGCTGTGCGTATGCCGTCTGCAAAAGAAGAATTCGAGCGGAATGATCAGATTGACGGGCGACGTACCCGGTACGTTCGTGCCTTCCGGGTAGCCACCACTGATCGCTTTGTACATGGCGTTGCGTTCGTCGGCATCCAGAAACAGCTGATCACGAATGACGTACCAGTCATCCGTGATTGTTTCATACGGTAGGCCGTCGACCAGAAACTCAATCTTGCTGAAGAGGGCTCGGCCGACGAGCTCCGAGTACGAGTAGCCATTCGGCAGGGCTGGCAGGGTGCACTGAATGTACATGTTTGCGAGCAGATCGCCCATCTCTTTCGGAAAAAGATCAACTTGGGTCACCGAGCCGAGATATGTCCGACTGGTCAGCTTGATCGGAAGACTCAGACGCTGCGTCATTGCAAACTGTGTGTATTGTTTGAATTTCGGGAGCCACCGGGACTGGCCGCCAAACAGGTAGTTTTCTTGGGCACCGATCGCCGCCATGGATATGAGAGCACCTGTACCGGCGCCGCGTTCGACGAACGTCTTGAGCTCGTTTCGTCCCTCGGACGTTGCGACGTTCGAGTTGAGTTCACGGAGTTCGTCAATTTCACCTCGGATCTGCGATGCATCGTACGCGCGCGGATCATAAAGACCGAATGTGGTGGTTGCATTCGAATAGACGTTCGGGACGTAATCGGCCGACATCCGGTTCAGCGTCAAACGCATGATCGAGCTTGGTGCCTGGATAAAGTTGGGCATGTCCGAGGTGACCACCGCATTCGAAATGTACGGGAATGATATAGAGGGCGGTCCCGGGTTGATCACCACGTCACCATAGACGTTCGATGTAAACTGGGTGATTGTCACGTTGCCCGAAATGCCAGACAGACCCGTCACCGTCCACCCGGGACCGATGTTCGTACCGGATGTCGGCTCGGTCAGGTACAGCATAAAGGACCCATCCTTGATCATCGACGGACCGTAAAACCCGAGGACGCTCGTCGACTCCAAAACGGTCTGCGTAGGTGGCGTAGCGACCGGAACCGGTGTGCTGAGTTCGGCGAGCAACTTACCGGTTCGTAGATTGATCGTCGTCGAAAACGTATACAGGGCGTCGGCGACATCCTGTTTCGTCCGGGCGGTCGCAATTGCATCACTGAACATCTGTACGGTCGTGCGCAATTCGGCGTTGAGCGAAGCCGATTGTAAATATGCCGTGACGGCACTTCTGATGTCCGTCACCGTGACTGTATCGTCAGCGATGAGCTGCAAAATGTTCCCTTGGAGGTCCATAACTACAACGTGCGCAGATTTTGTTTCCATAGGTCGGGCACGCTGGTCGCTTCGAGGACGCGGATCGCCTCACGGTATTCAGCCACCCGGTCGACGAGTCGCGCCACCTCTTCGCTCGTGTACTCGTAGGTCTTTGTGTTGAGCAGCTCCTTCGGGTAGCCGCGCGTCGCCATCGTCGCCTCGAGCTGTTCGCGCGGAACCCGAAACACGACGAGCCGGTTGTCAATCACCTCGCGAACAAACTTTGCTTTGAGCGACAGCGTTTCGCACTCGGCCGCCATGCGCTTGAGCATGTGCACCTTGCGCTTGGCATAGACTCGTGTGCGAATCTCGAGATAGTCGCACAGAATCTCCTCCGGGCTCGCATACTTTTTGATCCCCGTGGGGGTGATCAGGTACATGTTCGACGTGTGGATCGTCTTTGTAATCTCGGGCGCCTCTTCACACCACACCTTGAAATCCGGTTGCGTCTCCGTCGAGTGGTTCTCGTACTTTTGGACCGTCCCCTTTTCGACGAGCTCGTCGAGGTGCTCCTTGACATCCTGGATCCATTTGCCGGGCGGCAAGTCTGTGATGCGCCACGCCGATCCCTCCTTTGCGACGACGCCGCTGAGGGTCCACGAGTGCTCAGTCTTCTTCGTCACCGTACCTGTAAATCCATTGAAATGGGGAACCATAGGCACCATCGGTTTGCCGTCGAGCGCATGTCGGATATTCTTCACGAGATCCTCGAGCTTGTACGGCGGGATGTACGACGAAAAGCCCGTGCCAATCCCCTCGGCGCCATTCACAAGCACCATGGGCACGATCGGTGCATACCACTCGGGCTCCACCTTTTGGCCATCCTCTTCGGTGTACTTGAGGACGGCGTCATCATCGGCACAAAAGATCTTACGCGTCTGGGGTGCCAACCTTGTAAAAATGTAACGCGAGCTCGCAGCATCCTTCCCACCCATGAGTCGCGTTCCAAACTGGCCGCTCGGCTCGAGCAGGTTCAGATT